TCCTCTACTTGCTGCAAAGTGCCCATGCGTTTAGCAATTTCCATTTTTTGCCAATGACGGAACTCTTTTGTCTCTGCCATCTTACGAAATGCTTCGCGCTTATTGTCCAGCTGGGACCGCGATGCTTCTGAATAACCGTGGGCACCGCTAGGTCTGTGCATACAGTGTACCGCAGATGAAGTTTTATTCTTTTTTTGTCCACCTTTACCTGTGCCGCGGGTATAGGACCATTCGCAGTCGCTAGCAGACACAGAAAATAGAAGTTCTTTGCTCATGGCCACATATCCTTGTCCCTGAGCATAGCATCGCGCTCTTCAGGTGTGGTTTTATTAGTACAAAGTAAATAGGCTGCTAACACTAGTACACCTACTACAAAGAAAAACAAATAGTTATCTGGGGTCATATTCCTGCTGCCTCACATGCTTCTTTTACTTCTGCTACTTCTTCTGCTTGTCGAGCAAATACTTTTACCCAAAACTTAGCATCAATGATATCATTGATAATTTTAATTTGCTCATCGCTGAGTCTCGTTAGTAGCTCTGCACCAGTGTTGCTCAAATATATAAGCCACGGACTGATCTTTGCAGCTCTAATATCATGTACTGCCCTAGGTGTGCTAACTACCTTAAAGTATTCTTGCCAGTCACATTCGTTGTCGGCGGCCCATTCTGCAAGATAAAGTATGCTGCGCTCTAGTGCTCGAAGTCCAGTTTCTTTCTTAACATAGTCAAGCAAGAACTCATTATACAAACTGTCCTTATTCCAGTCTGCTAGCTTCTTGCCATTGCGAATCAACCACTCTGCAAACTTTTCAGGGTCTAGGTACTCATTGCGCACACAGCTACGGCCAAACTTAACAAACGCTTCGTAGTACTGGCTACGAATAAAGTCCTCCATGCTTTTAGATTTGCTGGCTGTTGTGCTTAGTTCATAGAACATTTGAAACACACGATAGCCTAGTCGCACATGTGTCATGTCGCGATCAGCCCAGCGCCGCTTCTTAGGACACATGTGGGCGCTCAGAGTACGCTCATTGCGAAACTCTTTTTCACACCACTTACAGGTTGTATCACTTTCCAAAGATGTCTTTAATGGACTTGTCATCGTACCCATGCGCTTCCGCTAGCTTTATTAAATCTTCTTTAGTGTTAATGCTTAACAGCATATCAACTTCACTGCTCTTTAGCAGCGGATAAATGCTGCTAACAAAGTCTCGCACCTTATCCTTTTTCTTTTTGCTGTTAGGAGGTTTGATATAAGGATGGAATTCAACCTTACCAGAACCTGCTGCTGTCATCAGTAACCACTGTAGCTCAGGATGCTTGCTGACGTCACTGAAGTTTTTATTAACAAGTTCATTAACCATAAACAAGTAATGAGCAGCATTACGGCCTTGTGCGCTGCTGGCATAACGCATCATCATCCAGGGCACAAATGCTTTCTTCTGCTCATCACTCAAGCGACTATAAAAGCCTCTGTCTTTTTTGTCCAGAGCTGCCATAATGTCCTTTAAGGCAATAGCAGGTTCTTTTTTAGCTGTCATAGTTTAATATCTAAATCTACTCGTTCCCATGGCAAGTGATCCTTGCCAAAATGACCATAGTTTGTTGTATCAGTTAATTGTACACTGAAAAGGCCGAACTTGTCAATGATTCCTTTGGGGGTAAGGTCAACATTTTTTACGATCCAATCAGTTAGCTCTCGGCTGTTACCGTTACTTTCCACATAAAAGCTCATTGGTTCTTTAACACCAATAGCGTAGCTAACTTGGCATGTTGCCCAGTCAGCATAGCCTTGGGCAACAATGTTCTTGGCAAGGTAGCGCATCATGTAGGCAGCACTGCGATCTACTTTGGTAGGATCCTTGCCGCTGAATGCTCCGCCACCGTGTGGTGCATAGCCACCGTATGTGTCTACAATAATCTTACGTCCAGTAAGACCAGCATCGCCGTCGGGCCCACCAATAACAAAGCGCCCAGTTGGATTAATGTAGAACTCAGTGCGTACATCAACTAGGTCTGTTGGCAGCAGGTCTAAAATAATTTTAATCAGCCTGTCACGCACAATGCCAATGTCAATATTTTCGCTGTGCTGTGTGCTGCACACTACCTTAGCAATCCGTACAGGTTCAGCATCATCGTTGTATTCAAATGTTACCTGACTCTTAGCGTCAGGGCCTAGCCAATCGGCACCTGCTTTTCTTACTCGAGCAAGTTCTTCTACAATACGATGGCTCCAATAAATTGCTGCTGGCATGTAGTTGGGTGTTTCGCAGCAAGCATACCCAAACATAAGACCTTGATCGCCAGCGCCAAAGTCGTCGGTGCCTAGTGCGATATCTGCACTCTGTGGATGCAGCTCGTTATAGATTTTTAGATTGCGCCAATGGAAACCATCTTGCTCGTAGCCAATTTCCTTAACTGTGTTACGCACAATGTCTGCAATAACACTCTTGTCAATTTCTTTTGTGCTCTTGTACTCTCCAGCTAGTGTTACCATATTGGTAGTAACCAGTGTCTCCACTGCTGCACGGTGGGCGGGGTTCTTATCTAAAATATATGTTGCAACTGCATCACTAATTAGGTCTGCAACCTTGTCTGGATGCCCTTCACTTACGCTTTCACTGGTAAACAAATAACTCATCAATCTTCCTTATCATATTCAATTACGCTGAATGTTTTCAACCCTTGTTCTTGTAGTTTAACTGTGCCGCCGAGAAAACTTAGATCAATGACGCAAGCATAGCACATGTCAATTGGATGCACTCTAAACTTTTTTAGCAGCTCAACAATAGCTAGTGCTGTTCCGCCTGTTGCGCTTACGTCATCTATAATTAGCACATTGTTCAATTCACCAAGTGGAGTATTCTCTTTCATATGCAAACTGGTATTTGCATACTCATATTCAAACTCAACGCCCACAGTTGGAGGCGGTAGCTTGCCGGGCTTGCGTACTAGGTGCAGAGGAACATTTAAATTAAGTGCAACTGGGCTACCCCAAATGAACCCACGTGCATCGGCTGCTACTACATCAGTGATGTTATTAGCCTTAGCAAACGCTGTAATAGCGTCTACAGTGGTTTTAAACGCTGCGGGTCTGTACAGCAAGCTAGTAACGTCTTTGTACTGTACGCCCGCTACAGGGAAGTCTGGGATAGGTGTAATGTCCTTCTTTAAGTTGAATGTATCTGTATTACGCATCAGATTAGATCTCCAATATCAATATCTTGCACCTTGTTTGCTTCTTTAACAAAATAAGCACAGCGAGGCTTAGGTCCGTTTTCCAAAGGCACGGCTAGCAAATGTCCATTTTTAAGTTTTGGAAAATACCATTTAACATCTTGGTAGATATTAGTAATTGAAATTTCCTTAGCTGCAATTGAAATAGCTTGTAGAGGATTCATAACCAATGACTGGAAGCCTCTGTTATTTAAACTAGCAAGCGGAATAACTTCAAACCCGCTGTATTCCTCATCGCAAATTAAAATGCTCCAGTCCATGGGCATCTGTACAGAGTACTCGCCAATCTGCAAACAAATTGCAGGAGCATGGAAACTCTCTAGGAAGATTAATGGGAGGAAGAAGAAATCAATGTTATTCTTGTCACTAGCATCTAGCACACAATATCGAATGTCATCAATTTCATTTGGTACTGTGTCTAGATCGTATGCTTCGTTATCAACTGTTAGTATTTTCATTTGTATTCAACCTTGGTCATTGTGTATCTAAAATTTTGTTCTTTGTAGTATTCTTTACGCTTAGTCATATGTCGCTTACTGTATTTTAAGTTGCTGGTAAGGTCAACTACTTGTAGGTAGTCCTTATCGCTAGCTTTGCGGATACCTCGTCCAATGCTTTGGATAACCCTAACAAAGCTCTTTCCGGGCTCCAGAAGAACCAAATTAAAAATGCGAGGAATATTAATACCCACAGCGGCCACACCATAAGTCGCCACAATAATCTTGTTATTAGCGTCCGAAACGTCATCATATTCTTTTTGTCTGTCAGTTGTTTTCATTTCGCCGCTGATGAACACCCAGTCTGGGTTACGCTCCATTAGCATTTCACCTGTAGCGATACGATCAATGAGTACCAGTGTGTTACCGCTGTTACTCAACCCTCTTACAATCTCACTGATTTGATCCATACGCTTAGGGTCAGTGACCAACCACTTCAGCTCTTGTGCATAGCTACTAAACCCTAACACCCCATCTTGCAACTGTAGAATGTTAATGTCTAGGTCAGCAAGCACACCCATGTCTTGCAATTCTTTACTGCTTAAGTTGCCTACAACTGGACCAATGCTGCAAATACAACCTACTGCTTCGTACTCATCCTTAGGAATAGTACCAGTTAAACCCCAGCGGATAGGTACGTTACGGAAGATTCCACTTAGCTGATCTCGCAACACATCTGCTTTAGCTTTGTGAACTTCGTCAACCATAACACAAACAACGCCATCAAGGAATTGTTCGATGTCAGTATCAGCAACACCTTCTTTGCTTTTCTTTTCTAGAATAGCAAGACTCTGCCAAGTGCAAATGGTGTGAGTCTTGTTAAATTCTTTTCTATCGCCGAAGAACACACCGACATCAAGTCCCATGTTCTTGTAGTCTTTTTCAGTTTGAACTACAAGGTCCTTGTTAGGAACAATAACAATTGTGCGTCCATAAGGTTCGCATTGGTTACTTAGTACTGCTGTAATGATTGTCTTACCTGCGCCAGTTGCAATCTGCTGTAGGCACTGTGGGTTTTCTAAGAAGCGGTTAATAACTTCAACTTGATAATCACGTAAAATAATAGGCTCGCCGGCACGTGGATGCTTGGCGGGCCATGCAATGTGTTCATAGTCTGTTTGCGTAACAGGAGCGAAATTAAAGTCCCATACCTTTCGTTGGTCATCAACTTCAATTTGATAACCGTCACTTACCACAATAGGCAATAACTTGTCTAGCAAGTTAAAGTATGTACGGCCGCCAAGATCACAGTAGCGAACACATCCATCCCACCGACCTAGCTTATACGCAGGCATGTGATATGCATAAGGCAAAAAGTACTTAACAGCGTCAGAGATCTTACGCCGTGTCTTTACATCAAGCCCAACAAACTTTACGTTTACTTCATCGCGGATTTCTAGAATAACCTTTTGCATATTACATATTATATACGATAATCAATGATTTGTCAAGTTTAAATAAGGAAAACCCCCGAGCATTTTACTGCCCGGGGGAGTCTGCCTAACCAGTGGGAGGTGCTTAGGCAAAACGCTTCATACAAGTGCTTTCAGCAAGTTCCTGCCAGTTCTCAGGAGCCATCTTCTTAAGATCAGCAACCTTGAGCACCATACGCAAGCTAACCTCACGCAAACGGCTTGCCTTCTCAACCATGAAGTCAACAACTTCCTGTTCGCCTTCGTCGCCGAAGTCGTATTCGTTGAGCATACCGTCCTTAACGATCTGGTTAATACGCAGGAAGCGGTCTTCAATACTGTCCATCTCAAGGTCAATGTAGTGACAACGCGACATCAGTGCTTCCAAGTGGTCCTGGATCTTCTTGCTACGAACGTTCTCAAAGTTAACGTTAGTGATAAAGATACAGCCGCCCTTGAAGTCAAAGCGATCCGGAATGCCTTCGCGGCGCAGAGCGTTGGATTCGCTCTTCCAGCTAATGGTGCGCTTCTTACCCGAGTCAAGCACAGCCTTGAGCATGTTCAAACAAACTTCGTCAAACAAAATGCTGTCACAGTCGTCGAACACAAGAATGTTACCATCCTGACTGTTATTGTACAGCGTCTGGAACAAACCAATCGGCGTCATCGAACCCTTAACAACTTCGGTACGCGGTGCCTTACCACCAGACAGCTTGTGCATTGCTTCGTACTCGTCGAGAATACGTTCAACACCAAAGCTCTTACCAACGCCCGGAGGGCCCGAAACAATAAGGCCGCGAACAACACCGTTAGCAACTGCGTCAGTCATCTGATCGAGAATCGCAAAACGCTTGCGGATACGATCCATTGCTTCTTCAGGAGTCTCCTGAACCTTTTCAACCTTTGCAGGAATCATCTGCGTTACAGCCTCACCTTCAGAGGTAACATATTCAAACGAATCAGGACCTTCAAGCAACACGCGGATCGCTCCCTTATCTTCACCAAGTAGCGCACGGGCGTCAACAGTGACAAACATGCCCTTCTTGCCAATGTTTACAGGCTTAACCATCGGAAAAACGGTTTCAATGATCGGGCTGTTACGGTAGCTGCCCTGCTTAATTTTAATCAACATAACTTTTTGCTCCCACACAAAAATTTAACTTACAAGTATATAATAGCAAACTTTAGCGATTTGTCAACCAAAAATTAGTTCAACAATCCACCAAAACATGTACCAAGCCCAAACTGCCCCAATGATAACAGAAATCAAATCAGCCCCAGCAGGAATAACATCTTTCCAGAAGATTCCGACTAGAACAATCAATCCAATTATTAGCAGTATCGTGAGCATCGTTTTCTGTCCCTACATTTATATAATAGCAGAAACTGGGCATAAGTCAACCGGTTTTTTAGGGTTTTTTAGGGTAAAAAAAGCCCTTGTAAATCAATGACTTACAAGGGCCCATAGTTAACGCTAAGTTATTGATTTTACTGGAGCGGGGCTCCGGACCCATTTAGCTTGGGCTTTGCGGGCTTCTTTGCAGCAACCGCAGGCTCTACGTTAGTGTCAGTGTTTAGCTTACTTAGAACACCGTTTACTAGCGCCTTGCCCTGATCGCTCTGGACTAGCCCTTCAAGCATACCGCCAATGCTAGTACCACCCTTTGGAGTAAAGATGTCAGCTAGGTTACCGATGCCGCTCTGTACGTCACCGCTATTAGCGATAATCTTAAGATCAGCAGCCTTAATAGCGCCCGCCATTTCCTTACCAACCGCTTCGGTTGCTTCAATGTTACGAACACTAATGAGGTAGGTCTGGTAACCTTCGTTATCGCCAATTTCCTTAGCAAGGGTTAGCTGGGCGTTAACTGGTGCAAGTAGCATTGCCTTTTCGGCTTCTGCCTTAGCTGCACCTTCTGCCTGGATACCTTCTGCCTGCTTGAGTGTAGCCTGTAGGTTACCTTCTGCAATACGCACAGTAGATTCTTTTTCAGCATCAGCAGTAACAACCTGAACTTCCTTGTCCTGCTGTGCCTTAACAATTGCTACTTCCTTAGCAATCTCGGCACTCTTAACATCTTCAACCTTCTTAACTTCCATTACCTTTTCAGTGGTAACCTTAGCCTCGATGTTAACTTCCTGTGCTGCCTTTTCCTTAGCAATACCAACCTGCTGTTCGGCTTCTGCTTGCCGGATTCCAACCTGCTGTTCTGCTTGAGTGCGGCTTAGGTCAATCTCTCGCTTGGCTTCAATTTCCTTCATTTCAGCTTCACGAATGTTGTTAGCAACAGTTACACGGCTTTCCATTTCAATGCGGCTCTTTTCCTTAGCCATCATGTTAGCGATAACGTTGGAACCACCTGAGTCTCGAATATCCATAAACTCGATCATCTTAACAGTGCCTACGCCCCACTCAATAAGGTTAGCGTCTACTTCTTCTGTAAACTGTCCACCTAGACCTGAACGATCCTGCATGATCTGTTCCAGGCTATTAGTAGCGAGGATACGACGAACTGCACCCTGTAGTACGCCTACTAGCTGATTCTGTAGCTCAGTAAAGTTAGCTACACGCTGGGCTGCAATCTGACTGTCGCTGATGCGGAAGAATGCACGAACGTCAACTACGAACGGCAAGCGGCCAACATCGTATGCCTCATAATCCTTAAGGGAAATATCAAAAACTGATTCGGGGAACTGTGTAACAGTAACACCAAAGAACGGAATAAATGCCGGAATGGCATAGTATGTATTACCTGCTTCGCGGCCTCGGCCATATGAAACAGTCTTCTTGGAGCTCTGAACAATGTGTACCATATTAGTTGGCACAACCCGTCGCCAAATAAATGATAGGAAAAGGGTAACTGCAATCAGAGCAGCGGCGGTTACACCTAGGACGACATACAACATTAATCACCTCTATAAAAGTTTATACGAATGCAATCTTCCGACTGCACTGTGGAGTATAAACAATTATAGCTGTGTTGTCAACCTATTTTTTAGTAAATTGTGGTGCAGCGTTCTTCAGTTCTGCGTTCAATGGTTCTCCCCATTGATCTTGAACGATGATAGTGATTGGTTCACACTTTTGCTTAACTACAACAACTTCGCGCTCTTTGGGCTTGCTTGCTTCGTTAATAACGGCACCTAAAATAACACCACCAATAAGCGGAACTACCCACTTGTCACTGCTATGATTATGATGGCGAGAGTTATGATGGTTGTAATTTCTATAATTATGATCTCTGCCGCCTGCTACTGCTGGTGTAGCTACTGCTAGAGCTAAAAGTAATGCGATTGCTTGTTTCATGCGCGGCTCCTTTATTATATTTAGTTAATTACAATGTCTTCCATACCTGCGGTACGTAGTCTTGTAATATGACCAATTTGCCACTGTTTAGTATCAAGTCCCTTCATGATACCTAAAAACTTATTACGTAGTAAACTAAATTGGTTGCATAGGTGAGTGAGTGTAATAACACTCTCCTCACCGTCAACAAACTTCTCTGCATCTCTGCTACTGAGCTGTCTGTTGTATGCTTCCAAATACTTTCTAAACACCTTGCTACGCTCTTTGCGTAACTCAATATTCAAGTGTTCGAGAATTGCTTCAATCTCTTGTAGTTGGTTAAAGCGATGCTCTGTGATGCCGGGTAGGGCAGCACTGGATTTCTCCAGGCTACCCTTAATGCTACATTCATATTTGGCATTTTCAAGTTCATCTTCAAAGTAGGCAATACAGTCAATGATGTTACCTAAATCGTCGACTACCTTATTATACCAAGTACTCATGTTTAATCCCAGTCAGTGTTGTAATCATCATCATGATCATCGTTATCTAACAAATAATCAAAATGACTCTTGATTGCTGCCTTCATTGCTGAATCAAAACTTTGAAGATGTTCTTCAATATCATCTAAACTTAGATGATCTTCAAATGTTCTAAGAATTGTTTCAGCAAATTCGACTCGATCCTTTTTTGGGACATGTACTTTTACAATATCCCAAATTTCGTCAAGAAGTGCAACTTCAGGACTCATCTGCATATTCCTCCGGTGTTGGTTCAAAATCATCAGCGGAAGCATCCTCTACAGTATCCTTACTGGCGAGGGGGTTCTGATTCCACTCGTCAATAATTATCTGTAGCTTGGCTCCTGTCCAGCCTTTTCTGAACTCCTTAATGATCTCACCAGTTACTGGAGAAGTATAAGATAGCTTGTTGCCTTCCTTGGTTAAGATTCCCTTTGATTCAAACATATCCAATAGGCCACTATATGGATCCATTCCAGACTCATATGGAATCTTAATCTGTACGCTTTCGAATGGCTTGCTGTAACGAGTCTTCATTACCTTACAAGCACTACGAATGCCTCGGACTTCGCTGATCTTATTGCCGTCCTCATCTTCCTTGAGCTTGAGCTTACGCATTGCAACAACAATACTCGATGCGTAGATAAAGCCTTGACCACCTGAGATCTTATCGTCTGGGTCAAACATATCCTGACTTGCATATGTATGGTTGGTTGCAATTAGTGCAATTGGATAAGGAGCAATCTGGTTAACAGTGTTTCTTACCAATGCAGTTAGTGCCTTGGGCTTACGACCCATGTC